GGCGTGCCTACCCGTGGGGCGGGGCAATAGGTGCGCATAAAACCCAATACGCGCCCCGCCACGCCGCGCAAGCGCCCGACCCGCTACCGTTGAGCGCCCCCGATGCGAAAGACCCATAGACGCGATTTAAATCAAAATACGTTGGTGCGCGAGCTAACCGCATGCGGCTTTAGCGTCGCGGATACCTCCCAAGTCGGCGGCAGCTTCCCCGATCTAGTCGTAGCTCGCAACGCGCTTAATATTTTGGTTGAAATTAAGAACGTTGACGGCAAGTTAAGCGCAGATCAAACCGATTTCGCCACGCATTGGAAAGGTCCCGTGATTCTGGCGCGCTCAACGGAGGACGTGCTAGCCGCCTTTCGCAACCAATTGCGGGCCATGAAATGATTAGGCGCCCCGCCGTCGATTTGCGTTTCTGGCAAGGCATCGCGCTTGCGGTAACGGTTGAAATTCTCCTAATCGTGATAGCCGTTTTATTCTGGAAATCCGCATGAGCGCGGTACAGCAAGATTTATTCGAAGCGCGGCGTTTACGCAATGATGGAATTTCGCGCGTGTTGACGCGTGACGAACAATGGACGGCGCTCTATAAATCCGTCATTGCTAAATGGTTTGCGCAACAACCAACCGGGCATCTATTCACGGGCGAAACGTTGCGCCTAGTTGCCAAGCATTGCGGAATGATTAACCCGCACCATCACAACGCATGGGGCGGCGCCGCGAGTAGCGTTATATGCGCTTGGATAAAGGCGGGCGCAATCGAAGTACACGGGTTGAAAAATGCCACGGCGCCGAAATCTCACGCGCGCATTTATCGGGAGTACATCAAGCTATGAAAGCAACACCAATGACGCGCGTATTTGTAGCCAACGGCGGCCCCGGGAAAATTAGTGTAACGGTATGTGATGATGAATTAAGCGTAGAAGAAACCGTGGAGCAAATGACTATTTTAGCCGTGAATGAGTTTCTAGAATTCACGGTAAATGAAACTCACCATTTACAGATAGAAGAGCAATATGAATGATTTCTATCACGGCATAAACAACAAACTACCGCCCGATAAAAAGCGCCACGACGCCGCATTAGATGCGGGTTGCTGGCAGTGCCCAAACTGTGAACTAGGCTGGCAAGTTTATATGATCAATAACGATATGCATTTGTGCAGCGTGTGCGGCTATACGGGCGGCTACACCACGCGACAAAAGACCGCGCGCAGTGACACACAAGGGGACGTGAAATGATTATTACGTTACTAACGTTGTTTCTAGTGCTTTGCATTGTCGGCTTGATAATTTGGGGCATTGGGCAAGTGCCCGGCATTCCGGCAATAATCAAAGTTGTTATTTATGTCGTGGTCGGCGTGTTGGTATTGCTTTGGCTATTGGGGCAAGTGCAAGGCGGCGGCCTGCATTTTAGTTTGCGATGAATGCAAAGCTAATCGAGCGCTTGCGCAAGTTAAGCGCTTACGGTTGTTGTCTTGAAGCGGCCGACGAGTTAGAAGCCAATGAAGCCGAACTAATCCGCACCCGCGCCGTGCTGGCGTGCGCGCGCGAAGCGCATCACTTGCGCGAAGAGAAATTGCGCGATGCTGCTAGGGAAGCCGAAGCGCTCATTTCGCGCATACTCACCGATGAGGATTACTTCGCACGCCCGCGCAATCGCGACTGCGCCGAGCGCATGCACGTTAGGTTATCCGAGCTAATCAATTGGCCGCCAAGGCAAGGCTAAAGCAATAAAAAAAGGGCCTTCGCTTGAAGGCCCCTTAACACAAAAGAATTTTTTATCGTGATGGCGTTATATGTTCGCCGGTCGGCACGCCTACAACAACCCAGCCAACTTCGGCACTCCAACCGGTATGCCACTCCATTAGCGGCGTCGTTGGCGGGCTCACATTGGGCGGCAGAATCGGCCCCGGATGCACCACAATGGGTGGAATCGGATGCGTCGGTGCGCCGGGCCACCACGGGGGCAGCGGTGCGCCGGTCGGCGGCAACGGTTCGGGCCATATGGTCGGCGGGATCGGATGCGCCGGAAACGGCGGCGGGCCGCCCGGTGCGATGGGATGGGCTGGCACGCCGGGTGGGAAATAAATGGGGTGTGAAGGAAACCCGGGGGATTCGGGGGCGGTTAGCGGGGTAATCATGGCTAGAAATGGTTGCATGGAATTTTTCTCCTTAAGCTTAAGGGCTAATGGACGTTGCAACGAACGATGGGCATTAGGCGAGCGTTTTAATTGCAAGTCGATGACACTTAACGCCCAAAAAAAGGGGCCATTAAGGCCCCTTACATTGCGTTTAAACGCTAGCGCTATTTATCGTCGCGAAAGCCGCGCAAAAACTCATCCACCACGGCCGGGTCATTCATGGATGCGGCCATGGCGCGCGCTTCGGGCGTGTCGCCAAGCGCGGGCTCATCATCGGCGCGGCACGGCGCGCACACCCCAAGGAAATTGACTTCCGCGCCCGTTACCTCGCGCTTGCACATGACGCACTTGCCGCCGAAGGCTTGGGCCGCGCGCGTTGCCATGTCGGCGGCCGTTTCGGTGTCGATGCGCTTTTGCAAGGCGCGCACCATGTTGCGGGTTTTGTTCCACGCGTTGAAGGCGCGGGCAAGCTTGCGCTCGCGCTCTTCGAGAAGCTCCAAGGCCTTGGCGAATTGCTCGCCTACGTTGCGTTTGCTCATATTGGGTACTCCCTAACCCGTGAAGCCGCGAACGGCGAAGAATTTCACCAAGCGCGCATCCGGCTTGGTTTCGAAGCGCAACACTTTGCCATCCTTGCCCGGGGTGTGTATGTAATCCGATTCGCACAAGACGCACGTCATGGTGCTATTGAACATTTCGGCCCAGTACTCCGCCGCCGTCATGCCGCGCCCGTTGGCTTCCAGGAAGTCTTTGGCGCGATAGCCATCAATCACGGTTGTATCGTCGGCATTCTCAACCGCCGCGTAGATCGCTTTTAAGGCACGGTCGCGGCGCGCTTCATCCTTGATAGTCATCGCATCGATGACCAATTGCACGCACTCGGCGGAAGGCACAACGGCGCTAATGCGCAGCGCGTTTAAGCGCTGTTCGGCGGTGCGTGAATAGGCGGCGCGCTTTTCGGCGCGGGCAATGCGGTACGCCTGGATTTGCTGTAAGGCGGCTAGTATCTGTTTCATTCTTGACTCCTTGTCGCCCGGGATTGGGCGTGATTCGAACTATACACACATATTAGGCCCCGGGTGTAGGTATTTGTTGACATACTCATGTAATGTGCCGGAATTGTGCTTTATTTAGCACTTTGGTTATAATTGTGTACACCATAAGAATATGTGTGTATATTACTACCCCTAAGCGGTAATAACGCCGCGACAAGGAGTCATATATCATGGTTTTCAAATTCATCGCGGGCCGCACTTACTACACCCGCAGCGCTTGCAATCAAGACACTATCTTCACCGTGAGGATAATTAGCCGCACTGCAAAAACCGTGCGCGCGCAGATCGATGGGCGCGGCGAGCCCAAAACCTTGCGCGTGAGCGAATACGCGGACCGCAGCGGCTTGGATGTAATCGAGCAAGTGAAGCCGCACGGCTCCTACTCCATGGCCCCCATCGTGGGCGCAGATCGCGAGCAAGCGCCCCCGGTGGCGGGCCCGCTGTCCCCCACGCAAGCCCTCATTGCGCAAGAGCTACGCCGTGGCCGCCCCGCCGTACTGCCCGGCACCAACGTCATTGTTAGCGACGTGTCGCGCGTCGCTTGGTACAACGAAGTGACCCGCCTCATGTCTTACGCCAAGGTGTACGAGCCTGCCGCCGTTAACGCCTTTTGTGATCTCGCGGGCGTGCCGTCGTGAAACGCAAGCCCAAAACCCCGACCCCCGGGCGCCCGCCCAAGCACGGGCAAACCGGCGCACGGTATAACGTATATCTGCCCCCTGCCGTGGTGGCGCAGTTGCGCAAGCTCGGCGATGGCAACCTATCGGCCGGTATCGTCAAGGCCGCCACGCTCGCCTAAGCGCACCCCATCGGCGTATTCTCAAGCCCTCACCTAAGAGGGCTTTTTTTTGTTCCGCGATAGGCGACACCGGGCAGGCCTGCCAACACTCACCGACGCCGACAAGATCCGTAACGCGCTGCATGACTTGGGCTTGTCGCAACGCCGCGCGGCTCGCGAGCTAGACGTGAATGAACGCACCATGCGCCGCTACTGCGCGGGCAGCGAGTACCCCATACCGCGCGCCATCTTCTACGCCCTTGCCTACCTAGGGCATATTGGCCGCTTCCAAGGCGGGGAATTCACTCCCACGGGGGAACGCACGCCAGCGGTCGACGCCGAGCCGCCCGACCCCGCTGCGCCTGGTTGAAGCGCGCTTAACATGCAACTGCTACCAGCTAGTGTTACCAGCTTCGCTAACTACTTGAAGGCATTAGCAATACTGGCGCGTTGTACTCATATGTAATGATTCAACGGCAGGGGAGGGCGCTAAACAGTACCTTTCGAGGGGGTGCTACCTTAATTTTGCCACCCCCACCCCCGGTTTGGTTTGGGGTGGTCACGCGCACTAATTTTTTTTTCGGGCCTTCGCGCATTAAAGCGCATCGGCGCGCATCATGTTTTTTTTATTCCGGTCGCAACGTTTTCTTATTGCGCTGGCGCACTCGCTTCCAAAACACTCGCTTCCAATCGCGCAAGTGTTTCCACCATTGCGGGGAGCGGGTGTTGAATTTCGAGTAAGCCATTTTGCGGCGCCTTTTTTTTACGCGGTTGTGCCCGCGTTCTTAACTCTTAGCTTCTCGCTTTTTCTCGCGCACTTAGCAGTGCATGGACAACGAAAAACGATTTTAGTTTCTTTTTTTTTGTCCATTGTGTGGTCATAGAAACATTTAAACGCATTAGGTTTTTTTAAAGGTTTGTTTTCGCTCGATTTCTTTTTTGATGTTTTCCATTTCTTCTTTGCTAACTTCTTTGCCGTTGAAGCGGTGGACCCACCCCGGGCGGGCGAAGTCTTCGGCGGTTAGCTCGCGGCAGTTGCCGTCCGCATCCGTCATGGGCGCGAGCGCTGCGCCGGATAATGTCGGGGCTTTAACCGGCGCCGGTTGCAAGGCTCGCCACGGGTGGGCTTTACGCTTTTTCATTGGCGCGGATGCCGTCCGTTAGTTTATCTACCTTGGTTTGCGCTAGCTCGATTAGGTCGGGGCTATCGATGAAGGCGGCGACTAGCAGGCATTGGTAGGCATGCGGGGGTACCGGGCTATCCCCGCCTTCGATGACTTCGCGCGGCATGAGTACGCGTATTTCATCGGGCGAGAAAATCACCGCCGCTTCGTTTTGCGCAACGACGCGATTTTTAGGCTTTGACTTTTTCATTCGGCCTTTCCGGGTCCCAACGCCATACGTCTTTCGCATCGCGCGTCATCGGCGCGCCGCAGTACTTGCAAACGATGGTTTTAAATTGGTCCAAGTCTTGCGCCTGGTTTAGCGTGTCGATGCAGCAACGCATGAGCCCGCCGACGTGTACTTTATGCTCGCTCATTTGACCCCGCCTTTTTTAAAGGTGGCGATTGCATAGGCGCGGATGATGCCTTGTGACAGTGAGCCCTCACCGATGGCGCGCAGCTTCTCGGCGATACCGGGCGGCAAATGCACTTGGTAGCGCATGCCGGGCGCGCCGTTGATCGGGGGGCGGCCGCGTTTACTACTCATGGGTTTAGCGCCTTGTCGGTCATTCCCCAAATCATACCCATACGCAGTGCCGTAACGCTCGCCTGCCCGGGGTCGGTGGGGTTTTCTTTGCCTTCGCGGTAAGTGAGGCGGCAAAGCTCTTGGATTTCCTTGAGCGCTTGCCGGTAGCGCTCGCACAGCACTTCGGCCGCATCCATGCGATTAGCAAAGCGCAGTGCGCGTGCGGCGGTGTCTTCCAGTTCGCTCATATTTTGCCTAACGCCTTTTCGGCTATGTCGCGGATTTCTTGCACTTCCCATAGCTTTTGATCTACCCAAGCTTGCGCGAGCTTGTGAATTTCTTCGAGTGCTTGGCGGTATTGGTTGCGCTCGCGTTTCACGCGCAATAGCTCATCGATTGATAAAAGGCCGCTCATATGCGTATGGAATCCCTATAGGCTTGCGTGCGCTGCGCGTGGTTAACACTTCTTGTAATACGCGAACGGGTGTCAATGCACTTATGCCCGGGGTTGGCATGACAGCGCGGGCAGGCTATCGAACGCACGGCACTAGCGGTGGGCCATGCCCCGGGGTAGGCTTTGTTTGGGTCGATTTTTCGCACTTTTCCTTCTTGCTTCGCGCCCCTCATCCCATCTTGCGGCGCAACCTAAAACCCAATGGTTTTGGTGTGTAGACATTTGCCCAACTTTGACTTTAAACTAAACTTAACCCCTCGCGCTAGACCCCCTCATCCCATGACCCACCCCGCCGCCGAAATTACCGGAATTCCTACGGAAGCCGAAGTGCCGGGCTTTAGCGCGCTTGTGCGTGAAGTCGGGGATTTCATCCACAGCGCGGCGCGCCGTCCCGAATCTAAGCGCATGAATGTCGTTTTCTCGCTCTTTATTACTATCGACATGGAAGGTAGCGAGAAGGTCGGCGCTTCCATCGCTAATGTCCCCGTTGACGTCTTGCTATCGATGCTGCGCGCGCAATTGGCGTGCGTCGAAGAGCTTCACGCAAGCGGGCAGAGCCTAGACGGCTTGCCGGTGAGCCATTGAGCTACCGTTATTCATGGGACAAGGCGCGCAACTGTCTGCAAATAACGACATTGTGCGAGCAGTGCGGCGCGCCGCGCGGGGAGCAAAGCGCGCAGTACTGCCAAAAGTGCCACTACGAAATGGCTTTGACGGCGCAAAGTTCGAGAAAGACGCTAACGCTAATGATGCTAAAGAAAGATGAGGGGCGAAATGAAAACGATAAGCTACAACACGCTAGACAAAAGCGTATGGGGCGCCGGGCCTTGGGTCCAAGAGCCCGATAAGCTGCAATGGCGGCACCGCGCTAGCGGCCTGCCCTGTCTCATCGTGCGCAACGTGCATGTCACGGGCGCGCTGTGCGGCTACGTCGGGGTACTTAAGGGGCATCGTTGCTTCGGTAAGAGCTACGACAGCGGCAAGCGCAACCCGGTGGATAAATTGCGCGTGCATGGTGGCATCACGTTTGGCAATTTTTGCCGCCCCAACGCCGATGAAGCTCGCGATATTTGCCATGTCGTAGCGCCCGGCGAAGATGAGCATGTGTGGTGGCTTGGTTTTGATTGCTCGCACGCGGGCGACTTGTCCCCGATGCTCGATTCAACCTTGCGCGCTATTCCGGCGATTGCCGAGCTACGCGCGCAGCGCAGTACGTTGCAGCAAATGCTTGGCGCGCATGAAAGCTATCGGGATTTAGCCTATGTGCGGCGCGAAGTTAGTTTCTTAGCGCGGCAATTGGCGGCGATGGCGTGAAAATTTTAGTTTGCGGCGGGCGTGAGTACGCCGAAAAAGATTTTTTGTACGATTATTTAGATGGGTTTCGCAAGACGTGGGAATGGGGTGAGGTGAAGATAACGCACTTAATCCATGGCGATGCGCGCGGCGCCGATCATTTGGCGCACGGTTGGGCGGTGTTGCATGGCGTGCAACCGGTGCGCGTGCCCGCGCTATGGGATTTGTTCGGGCCCAAAGCGGGCGCAATACGTAACGCTCGGATGTTAGCGTTGCTCGATTTGGAAAGGGATTTTGTGATTGCATTTGCAGGCGGGGCAGGGACCGCGCACATGATGAGTATTGCTAGGAAAGCAAAGGCGCGAGTAATAGACACAACTGAAAAGGGGCGAACCAATGAACGCATACGAAATGATCATGAGGGCAGCGGATAATATTGAGCGCTATCCGGGGCGCTTTAACTTCCAGGTGACGCGCTTGCCGCAAAATGAACATGACCCGGCATGTTATTTGGGCGAAATGCTGCGCGTGTTGGGCGTCACCAAGGGCGTTAACGTGGGCGATTTCACGCAATCGATGCTTGGGCTTAAGGAAGGGGCGTTTTTCGAAGAGCTAGCGAAGATCCACGGCGGCGGCGTGCCGGTGCAATTCGATCCTAATGACGCGCGCGTGGGCGTGCCGCTATTGCGTAAGTTCGCGAAGCGCTACGAAGGCATCCCGGATGAAGTGCGCGCGATTTTCGACATAGGGCGCCCACCGTTCAAAGTCGTATGGACGGTAACGCCACCGATGCCCAAAGGGGCGTTCTACAACATTGCAACCGATAGCTACGAAATGGCCCCCGCGTAAAGGATAGACATGAAAATCATTCAGGCAATGAAGCAAATTAAAGACCTAAGTGTTAAGGCGGCGGATTTGCGCGAAAAGGTCGGCAAGAATTGCGCTAATTTGAATATCGAAACGGAAACTTACGCCGACACCAAGGCGCAAATAGCCGAATGGATTCAAGCGCACCACGACATTTTGAAGGAAATCATGCGCCTTCGGGTGAGCATTCAGCGCACCAACTTGGCAACGCAAGTTTCGATGACGATTGACGGCGTGACGGTGACGAAAAACATTTCTGCATGGATTCATCGGCGCCGCGATTTGGCAACGCTCGAAATGAACATGTGGCAAAAGTTGAGTGACCGGGGTTTGAAAGAATCTAACGTGCAAACCGCGCAAGGCGGGCCGGTAACGGAAGTGCGCATAAGGCGTTACTTCGATGCCGCCGAGCGCGACCGCAAGCATGAGCTTTACCGCTCGGAACCGGCGCTAATCGATGGCACGTTAGAAGTTGTCAACGCGGTAACCGATCTAATGGAAGGCGACGCACCGGTAACCGCAGCGGCGTAAAAAGTTTTTGGGCCCGACGTACTAGAGTAAAAATTGGAAATAGATAACACCTTTTGCCGTTCTGGAAAAAACGGCTTAAAACCCTTGCGGGTTAGCTCAGTTGGTTAGAGCGCAGTACTTGTAATACTGTGGTCGCCGGTTCGATTCCGGTATCCGCACCATTAGGTAAATAAAGGTTCAAGGTTTGCAGTCAACCAAGATTTAAGGGTTAGTTAATGGCAAGTTTCACGATACAAGTAACTAAGGTTGGGCCGGTCTTCGGCAAAATCCTGGTTCTAGAGTTAGGTTTGTTATCGCCTTCGATTCTCTACAGGCTTCCCGGTATGGGCGGGTCTTATGCTTTTTATTTTTAGCGACGAAGAATTGCAACGAAGAGAAAAAGTAGTGCGCGACTTGCTGCGCTCTTGGACGTGGAATCTAAACGTGTCGCTTATGGCGATGGTTTGGTGTGTCGCATTTTTGTTTTGGGATTTGTCGCAAGTGTCTTTGACGTGGCTATGGGCCGCCGTGCAACTTATTTTGATAGCCGTTAATAGCAGTAATGCATTTACCGCTTATCAAGGCCGCCGCTTTTGCAAAGAATATCTTTTTTTTCTAAATTACTTGAAGGGGAAACAAAATGCCTTTATTCGAAATAGCGATAATCAAGAAGCCGACTAAAAAGGAATTGGACGAGGGGACCGGGCAAGAAGAGCTACTTTTTGGACCCAAAACCGTGCTAGCGAAAGATGAGCAAGCGGCGGGCATGATGGCAGTCATGGGCCAAAACGTAGACTTAAACCGCTCGCAAGTACTTATCCGCCCTTTTGCGTAAGCCCCGTTGAAGCGCAGCGCGCGCGCTCGCGGGCGGCGGTGCGCGCAGCGGCGGCGCCGCAGCTAATGCAAGCGGCGCAAGAAGCGGCGGGGCATGATGTTTTTTTCGCGGGGAATGCAGCAACGAATGCTTTTGATTTGGATACCGGGGTTAAGTATTTAAAGAGCCTAGGGAATACGACTAGCTATAGCGGTGCGAGCTTTACGAACACCGCAGCGACAACGGGCGGCAGATGAAATATAGGGAACATCGCGGCGGCCTTAGCGCAAGTATGGCTACAGTTGTAGAGATACCCGACAAGGCCGCCTTAATTAAGTACCTTCGCGCATCGTTCGATGCGTGGAATAAAATGGTGCCCGGCTTAGAGCATAACTTCCCGCGCATCGATGACGATACGGTGAAGGTTGCAAAGTACCATTACGATGAGCGCATAAAATGGGATACGCACATCGTGACCATTGAAAAGTATGGCCCGGTGGGCTTTACAGACGGCCCATGCGCATAGAATCGCGCGCTTTGTTGCCGGATAGAAGCTTGCCGCCGCCGAGCCGCCGCGCGGCAATCCGTACCTTTCCATGCGCAACATGCGGCGCGCAGCCGGGGCACCCGTGCTTATCCTTAAAACCGCGTACCTTTGGGCTACGCTACGAAAAAATGCACCGCGCGCGCATCGAAGCGTACCGGGGCGGGTGCGAATATTGCGGCGGCAATGGCTTGCATGCCGTTAGCTGCGCGCACCCGCGTAAATTCGCGCATTTAAACGCATCATGTAAGTAAACTTTTTGCGTTGTAATGTGTGCGCATATACATTGCGCGCCAATGATTTCAGAAACACGACGACGCCTTAAAGAATGGGGCATATGGGCTTGCGGCGGCGAGCCGCAGCTTTCAAGTATGTTTCGCTCGATGTTCGGGCGCGGCGCGCAAGATTTAAGAGAAATGCCGCCGCATATTCAGCAAATCGATCACATCATCTGTATTGCCCCGCCCGACATTCGCCACGCCCTCATCAAGTTTTACGGCACTGGCGGCACCTTCCAAGACAAAGCAATTTCTTTCGGCCTAGATCGCAAAACGCTACGCCGTCGTATAGATCGCGCAGACTATTACGTCCATTCCACCCTTGACAACCTTCCCGAAAAAAACGAAATTCGCGCGCAGAATGGCCTTGGTGTCCACCAAGCCACAAAAATGCGGGTAAGTGAACCAGTGTCACGCCGGGCTCATAACTCGGAAAGGCCGCGCGACTCGGCAACCCGCTACCAACCCTTAGAGGTAAGCTAAATGAAATCCGGTGAAGCACAAAACAAGGCTTCCGAGCGCGGCATGGTGCGCGCGAAAAAAAGCGCGGGCTCGGAATCGATTCATAGCGAAGAGCATGTAGGCGGCACGGGCCCGGGCACGCATAGCTTTAGGCTTCCGAAGCAACACGAAGTTTGCGACCATTCCAACGTGCGCGGCTCTATCGGCAAAGAGTAATGCCGGTATGGTCATGACACCAAGTCAAGCGGCTAATCGCAATCAACCGGCTAGCAACATGCGCGGCCGCGACACCATCGGCAAAGGCACGCCGAAGGGCGCGGGCGGCGTGTATGCGGGCAAAGACCCGATAGCCTTTGACACGCGCAGCAACACCGTACACGGCGAGCCTAAAGGCGCGCCCGACAATCGCAGCAACAACGCGCGCGAAGTCGGCGACGTGATGCTAGCCCAAGAAGCTAAGGGGCGCGACGTTACGCAAAAGAAAATGGACAAATTTGTGTCCAACCAGCACGCCAACAACCACGGCGGCGCGGGCGCGATGACTTTCCGCATAGAAGAGGGAAACCGCGCCAAGCAAATCGACCAAGACAAGCCGCCGCAGTAATGCCGGAACCGGCGAAAGGCGAAAAGCTTAGCGACTTCGTAGGCCGCTACATGGGCAGCGGGGAAGCGCGTAAGAGCTTCCCGAAACAATCGCAACGCGCCGCCGTTGCGTATTCGGAATTTCGGGAAAAGAAACGTAAGAAGGCATGAACGTTGACGGCGTAAGGCTAGCGGATAAATCCGTTAACTTTGTGCGTGGGCGCGTGCGCCCGCTGCGCGACCAAGTGATAGTTAAGCCCCTACCCTTGAAGCTGGGCGACAAGCTCGCCGCAGATTGGCAAGGCGCGCCCGTGGTCGGCGTGGTGCAGGCCGTTGGCCCCGGGTGTTACTTGAACATCCACGAAAAGGGCTTCAAAGACGGCAAGCCCTACCGGCGCGTGCGGCAATCGAAAGTTTTCACGCCAACGGAAGTAAAACCGGGCGACAAGGTGCATTTAGGTGGCATGGAGCTAGGCGGCTATCTGTTCCCGCAAGTATGGATAGATGGCGCGTGGTGCGTACTGTGCCGCGAGCAAGATGTAGCAGTGTTACAGGAAGCGTAAAACATGGGCACCGTTAAAGATAATCCGAAGATGGCAAAGAACATTGGCGTTAAAGGCGTTGAGCCGCCGCAATTTGCCAAATATCGCGCCGAGCGCATCCCGGGGCAGCCTACAAAAGCGCGCGCGCGGATTCAATCGAGTTTCTTAAACGCGCTAGCGGATGACTTCGACAAGCACGGGCGCGGCGCGATTGAGTATTGCCGCCGCAATGACCCGACCGCTTACGTAAAGGTTTGCGCGTCGCTCATGCCGAAGGAATTCAAGCAAGTTTCCCCATTGGAAGAAATGACCGAGGCCGAACTAGTTGCAGCCGTCGAACATATCCGAAGCAAGATTATTGGAAATCTTGACGCGGGAATTATTGAAACGTCGGGCACGGAATCAATTAACTAGCTATAAGCCGTATCCGAAACAATTAGAATTTCACGCGGCGGGCTTGGATTACCGCGAGCGCTTGCTAATGGCAGGCAATCAACTAGGCAAGACGCTAGCGGCGGGCATGGAAACCGCCATGCACTTGACCGGGCAATACCCGCCCGATTGGCCCGGGCGCCATTGGCGCCGCCCCGTGGTGGGGTGGGCGGCGGGGGTTACGGGCGAGTCAACGCGCGATAACCCGCAACGCATTTTGCTTGGGCGCCCCGGCGAATTTGGTACCGGTGCGATTCCGAAAGATTTAATTATCGATCATACAAGCTCGCGCGGCATGGCGGATGCGCTCGATACCGTGCGCGTGCGCCATATTTCCGGCGATGTTTCTACGCTGCAATTTAAAGCGTATGAGAAGGGCCGCGAGAAATGGCAAGGGGAAACGCTAGACTTTGTTTGGTTTGACGAAGAGCCGCCCGAAGATATCTATACGGAAGGCTTGACGCGGACCAACGCTACCGGGGGCATGACGTTTATTACCTTTACGCCGCTCCAAGGTATTACGGGTGTCGTGCGCCGCTTCATTATCGATAAACAAATCGGCACACACTTTACGCAAATGGCGATAGATGACGCGGCGCACTTCACGCCCGCGCAGCGCGACGCAATCATAGGCAGTTACAAGATTTATGAGCGCGACGCCCGCACTAAGGGCATTCCACAACTTGGGAGCGGCCGCGTGTTTCCAGTGAATGACGATGACTTGCGGGTGAAGGCCTTCGCCATCCCCGACCATTGGCCGCAGATCGCCGGGCTAGATTTCGGGTGGGACCATCCGAGCGCGGCGGCGCGGCTCGCATGGGATCGCGATAACGATATTTTGTATGTCACCGCGATTAAGCGCGCGCGCGAGAACACGCCAACCATGTTTGCCGCGAGCGTGAAAGCTTGGGGCGCCTGGTTGCCGTGGGCCTGGCCGCATGACGGCTTGCAACACGACAAGGGCAGCGGTGAGCAATTGGCCGCGCAGTACCGCGAGCAAGGCTTAAACCTTTTGCGCGTGCGCGCCACCTTTCCCGATGGCAGCAACGGCTTAGAAGCCGGAGTCACGGAAATGTTAGACCGCATGCAAACCGGTCGATTGTTGGTCTTCGATCATTTAGCGGATTGGTTCGAAGAGTTTAATTTGTACCATCGCAAAGAGGGCCTAATCGTCAAGCTAAACGACGATTTAATGAGCGCAACACGCTACGCCATGATGATGCGCCGATTTGCGAGCGTGGCGAGCAAGCTTATTCCCCGCCCGCACTTTGAACGGCTCTTCGTCGGGCGTAACGGTGATGAACACGGTTGGATGATGTAACTATGGCCGCCGTAATTTCTCGCAAACAATCGCGCGACCCGGGCGCCAAATTTGCGGCGGGCGATTCCGCGCGCTTTAGCGGGCAATCGGCCGACCGCAGCGTATCGGGCGATATGGACGTTAAAGTAGTCGACCCGTGGAGCAATAAGCACAAAGTGACTAGCACGGATTCGCGCGGGCAACCATACGAAGGCGCGAGCATGCACTTGCCTACCGCGCGCGTAGAGCGACCGGAACAAAAATTTATGGGCGCAATGCGCCCCGCAAAACAATTCGAAGCGTATCACCATACGTTAAGCAAGGCTTAATGCCGACGATTCCGCGCGACCTGGAACGCCAAGCAACGACAGATAGAGAAATATTTAACGAATGCCGCGAGCGATTACGCATCGCCACGGAAGCGGAAAACCAAAACCGCGCGAACGGGATTGAAGCGCAACAATTTCGCGATGGGCGTCAATGGCCCGATGATTTATATAACCAGCGCAAAATTGATAAGCGCCCCTCGCTTACCATCAATCATACGAATACTTTTGTGCGCCGTGTTGTTAACAACATGCGCCAAGAGCGCCCGCGCATCAAGGTCCACCCGGTAGGCGATGGCGCCGACGTGCCGAAGGCGCAAGTTATTTCGGGGCTTATCCGCCATATCGAAAACATTTCGAATGCTTCCGTGGCGTACGACACGGGCGGGGAATCGGCCGTTACGATTGGTTGGGGCTACTGGCGCGTCATGTCGGATTACTTGGCGCCGGATTCTTTCGACCAAGAATTAAAAATCGTTCCTATTCGAAACACTTTCACGGTGTACTTCGACCCGACTAGCACCATGCCAGCCGGGGAAGATGCGGAATGGTGCATTTTAACCTACAAGATGAAGCGCCAAGACTACGCGCGCGAATACCCGGACGCGGATAACGTCGAATTTCAACGCACGGGCAACGGCGATGAAATGAGCGAATGGGAAACGAAAGAAGAGATACGGCTAGCAGAGTATTACCGGGTTAGAAAGGATGCCGACACGCTCTATCAAATGAGCAACGGTATGGCGCTATTCGCCGATCAAATCGATGAGCTAAGCGCCGATCTATCCGCCGCCAAGGTAACGAAGGTGAAGGGCCCGGGCGGCAAGGTAGTTAGCCGTCCAACGGTGCGCCGTTGCGTCGAATGGTTCCGCTTGAACGGGCAAGAAATAGTCGACAAGCGCACGCGCAGCGAAGACCCGTTGCCCGATCAATGGATTCCGGTAATACGTTGCGAGGGCAACGTCATAGACTTAAACGGCACGGTGCGCCGTAAGGGCATGGTCGCGGATTTGATGGACCCGGCGCGCATGTACAACTATTGGCGCACCATGGAAACGGAATTGCTCGCGCTCGCACCGAAGGCGCCGTTTATCGTCGCGGCCGGGCAATTGGATGGGCACCCGGAATGGAAGGACGCCAACCAAAAGCCCTACTCGGCGTTGGTGTATGAGCCCGCCTTCGTTGAACAGCCGGACGGTAGCAAACAAGTTTTGCCGCCCCCAACACGTATGCCAGCGGTGCCGGTGCCAGCGGGCGCCGTGCAAGCGGCCCAAGGCGCGCAGCAAGATTTAATGGCCGTTGCCGGGATGCCGCATGACCCCGTAGCAGATGTGCCGGGGGCGGCAATCTCGGGCGTAGCTCTTCAACGGCGCCAAGCCTTGTCCGACATTTCGCATTATCAATACTACGACAACCAAACGCGGGCCATTGCGCACACCGGCAAGATTCTTTTGCAGCTAATCCCGTTTTATTACTCAACGGCGCGCATGCAACGGATTATCGGCGAAGACGGCGTGCCGCAAATGGTTGGCATCAATCAACCGCAAACCCAAGGCGTGGGCCCCGATGGCGTCGCCATCCAAGCGGTAAAAAATGATTTGAGTATCGGCCGCTATGACGTGGTGATGGACACGGGCCCCGGCTATGAAACCAAGCGCCTAGAGGGCGCCGAGTCAATGGTAGAGCTACTAAAAACGCCGCTCGCCGAGCCTATCGTGAAAGTCGGCGCCGATATCGTGGTGCGCAATATGGATTTCGCCGGGGCATCGGATTTAGCCGACCGCTTGGCGCCGATGAATCCGCAAGGCATGCAACAAGCCATCGCGAATTTGCCGAAAGAAGCGCAGAACATTGTTTCGACGCTACAGCAACAAAACCAGCAATTGACAACGCAAGTACAGCACTTGCAGCTTGAAATTAAATATAAATCCGATATCGAACACGGTTGGCAGCAAGTAGAGCGCGAGAAACAACACGCGCACTCTAAAGAAGTTCAAGTCAAAGCGGAAACCGCAATTACCGACACGCACACCAAAGCGCAGACGGCACGCGACGTTGCCGAGATCAATCAAGCGGGCAAGCTCATTGATTCCGAAGCGCAGCGCGGCCATGACCGGCGCGCGCAAGATAAAGAATTAGCCGCCGCCGCATCCGCAGAAAAAGCTAACGGCGCGGCAAAGTAAACCCTAGGTCTAGCTAGGTCGGTGAGAAGGGGGCACCGTAAAAATGCCCCTTGCCAATTTTCTTTAAGAGCAAGTCGCTTAACCGCGAAGGATGACGTATGGGCAAAGTAATTACGGGCGCGGGCCTAAATGATTTTATTTCCAGCGGCAAGGTCGAAGAGATCAAAGACGCGCCGAAAGCGAAGGCGGCGAAAGAAGCGCCAGCGCTCGAAGTAGTGAAAATCGCCGGCGATGGTGGCGGCGATAAAAAAGCGGAACCGAAAGAAGATGACGCGCCCGCCGAAGAGCTTAGTAGCGCGGAAGAAATTGAAGCGGCGATAAAGGGCAGCGACGCGCTCGCCGATTACGTCACCAAGAAAAACGCGACGATTAATCGCAAGCACGCGCAAATGCGCGAAGCGCAAAAGGCCGCCGATGAGGCGGAAGAGTTTGCAAAAGGACAATACACGCGCGCGCGTCTAGCCGAAGATCGCGCCGCGCAGATCGAAAGAGAGTTAGCAGATTTTAGAGCTAAGGCCGCGCCAGCGGCAGAGAAAGCGCCGGAGATGGTTAAACCGGACCCGGCAAAGTTTTACGATGATAAAGGGCAATTTAAGGCGTTTGAATACGCGGAAGAGTTAGCAAGTTATGCCGCTAAAAAAGCGGTGGAAGAGGATCGCGCGAAGGTAGTAGCGGAACAACAAGCGGCGCAACTCGCCGCAGCGGAAGCGCAAGCACGGGCTCGCGTCGCCGCATCGATTAAGAAGTATCCCGATTTTGAGCATGTCTTAGGTGAAACGGACACGCGTCTACATACGCGCGTACTCGAATACCTAAGCGCAAGCGATTACATCGGTGATGTTTCTTACTACCTCGCTAAGCACCCCGATTACGTCGAGCGTATCAACAAACTAAACCCGCTTAAGGCAATCGCCGAGATCGGGAAACTTGAATTGACCTTCGAGCCGAAGACCGAAGACACAACTAAAAAAGTTGTGGAAGAAGTCGCGGCAACGAAGGTTGCCCAGGGAGCGCCCCCGCCCATCAAGCCGCTAACCGCATCGGGTGCCGTGAATGTCAACACGGACCCCGCAAAAATGTCGTTTCGCGATTTGAGAGCTTACGAAAGATCGCGCGCCGCATCTAAGCGCCGCTAACTTTTTCGCGCTTCCTAAAACCCTTTAGGAGCAAATATCGATGGCTAATAACCTTCTCACTATGAGCTATATCACCAATGAAGCTCTAGTGGTTTTAGAAAATGAATTGGTGATAGCTAACCGGGTGGAGCGCCAATACTCGAATGAGTATGCGCAAACCGGCGCGAAAGTCGGTAACACCGTCAACATTCGCCGCCCGCCCCGTTACATCGGTACTTATGGGCCACCGCTCAACGTTGAAGACACTAATGAAACGTTTTTGCAGGTCGCGCTTAATTATCAGTTCCATGTTGACGTTCAATTCACCACGCAAGATTTGGCGCTATCCATGGACATGTTCAAGAAACGCGTGTTGCGGCCGCAAATCGCAGCGGTTGCAAACCGCATCGATAGCGACACCGCACAATATGCATTCTTGAATACCGCCACCACGTTGGGACAATTTGGCACTAGCCCGGCTAGCTACAAAATTTTCTCCGACGCGCGCGCGTATCTCGCGGCCGAAGCATGCCCAACGGAAGGCGAAAAGAATTGCATATTGGACCCGGTGAGCATGTCGGCGGCAACCGATGCCATCAAGGGATTGTTTAACCCGCAAGTGCAAATCGGCGAGTACGTCGAGAAGGGTTTGATAGCGCGGCAGTTCGCCGGGCTCGATTGGTGGGAAGACCAGAATGTGCCCACCTTCCAAACCGGCATCCAAGGCGGCGCGCCTACCGTCACGGCAACCCCGGGCGGCACTGCGCTTATTTCCACGGGATGGGTACAGCAAGGCACGCTAAATACTGGCGGTTGGACCGCTAGCACGGGCGTTGTCAAAGTTGGCGACACCATCCAAATTGCGGGCGTCTTTCCGGTTAATCCGCAAAACCGTTTGCAGTACGGAAAGATTCTTAAACAATTCGTTGTGTTGCCGCCCGGTGGCTTCGTCACGCCCGCGAACGGCGCAGCGGTTCCCGGTCTTACCTTCGGCGCCGCAACGCTGGCTAACGGAACTTTCACCCCGGCAACCGGTGTGTATACCTCCACCGCTGGCGGCTTGCTCACGCTCACGATTGGTGAGGCGGTGATAAGCGGCGGGCAGTTCCAGAACGTCACGGCGGCACCGGCTGCTAATGCGGTAATTACCGTGAACGGTGGAACCGGTAACGCGAACGTCACAAGCCCGCAAGGCTTGGTGTTTCACAAATATGCTTACGCATTGGCGTTTGCAGATTTGCCGTTGCCGCAAGGCGTAGAAATGGCGGTGCGTGCTTACGACGATGAAGATGTAGGCATGTCCATACGTTGCGTAACGCAATACACGATTAACAACGATAGCGAGCCAACGCGCGCAGACGTGCTGTATGGCCCCGCGTCGCTGTACCGCTCGCTCGGCATTCGCATAGCCGGTTAATAGGAGTCAATTAAAATGCCAACTGTAAATCCAGGACCGGCTATCACTGGCAACGTTAACGCCGTTGCCGGTTTTGTTCCGGTCAATACTCAAACCAGTTCAACGCCCGTTCTTACTAATGCGCTTCGGCTCATTTGTGAAGCTCGCGCCATGTCCGTTGCCGTTGCCGGTGATGCGGCCGCTATGCCGCTAATCGACGTTGGCACGTATGTAGTGCAAGCCATCCTAGTAGGCAATGCGGTGGGCGGCTCGGCGGCAACGGCGAGCATTTCTCTAAATAGCGGACCCAATGTAACGGGCACGCAATTTAAAGCGCCCGCCGTGCTAGCCGGGGTCACCGGACCCACAACGGCAGTAGCGCAAACCGTTACCAACGGCACCGTTATAAATACATCGCAAGTCATGTATGTAAACGTCGCGGTTGTGGCGGCAGGCGTTACCGTCGACGTATTCGTATACGGGTACGACACAACCTAAGCGAAAGTTTTTTCGCCCTTCAAGGCCCCTTCGGGGGCCTTTTTTTTTAAGGAGTATTCCCCAATGCCCGGCAGTAGCACAGCACAACGCGGGAACGAACTTTTCGCGCAAGTCATTTATGTCCCCTTAGTCACCGTTCCCAACGTCGCGGCGAATGCGACCGCAAGCCAAGTAGTCGCCGTTTCCGGCGTGCAAGTCGGCGACTTGATTAGTTGGAATCAACAAGGCGTCGTGACAGGGCTAGCAGTCGATAATATTTTCGTCAATGCCGCAAATTCTCTTACCTTCTATTGGACTAATTCAACCGTCGCGGCTATCAACGCATCGCCGCCGCAACCTTTCTTGATTGAAGTCACCCGACCCGAAAACGTGGTTGACGGTGGAATAACCACGCTCGCTAACTCCATTTTTTAAAGGCGCACACCTATGGAAACTCGCCGCTTCGCGCCGCTGTACACTCCCGCATCCGGTCAAACGCCGGGCAGCTTATTGCCGAGCGTAACCGTTGCCGCTGGCGTCGCCGCGCTTCCATCGGCGGTATTTCCGGGAACGCTTAATAATCAATTCGTACAAATCCTCATTGCCAATCAAACAACGTCATGGGCCTACGTTAATTTCGGCGTGTTTGGTGCGGTGGTTGCGGCAACCGTTGCCGCTAGCTTGCCGGTCGCGCCCAATTCGATTCTAGTTGTATCGGTTGCCAATGAAGTTACCGGCGCTAGTGTGATACTCGCGGCGGCGGGTACGGGCAGCGTTAGCTTTACGCGCGGCGAAGGCATTTAAGCTTCGATGGCGCAGCAAATCATTAGCACCGGCACCGGGCCTAACACCGGCACGGGCGACCCGGGGTTTACCGCGTTTACCAAAGTAAATGCGAACTTCACCGAGCTATACGCGGGCACGGCGCCGCTAGTCGGGCCGGTTGTCATCGGGCCGCCGCTCGCGGGCGTGGCGTTAACCGTTAACGGCGTCGTGAATCAACCGGCTATGAATGTTCGCTCGGCGGGCGCATCGGGCGCCGCCGATTTTAATTTCGTTGGCCCGATAGTTGCGCCGCTTGCGTTGGAAGTTCAAAACACCGATACCGGCGCCACGTCGGGCGCAATTGTTTCCGTTGTGAATAGCGCGCATGCGGCCGTAATGGAAATAACTAGCACCGGGTATGTCGGTCCCGCCGTGCCGGGCGGCCCAACCGGCGAGCAATGCATAATAGGTAGCTCGGGCGCGATTCCGTTAACGTTGACTGTAAATCATGCGCCTTTTCTAACCGCGACTAGCGCCGGAAATGTTTCCATTTACGCGCCGACTAGCGGCACCACGCTGGCATTATCCGGTGCCGCAAGTGCGACCACGAATCCTCTTGTCATTACTACGACTTCGGGCAATTACGGGCTCGCCATAGCTCCCGCTACAACGGCCCAAATCCCCGCAATTGTAATTCAAAATAATGCCGTTATCAGAGTGTTAGAAATTGGCTATGTGGGTTCAACCGCTGCCGGTGCCTACGGCGCCGCCGCCAATAGTTCATTTATCAATGCAAGTGCCGGTACCACGGGATTTTCTTTATCTACAAATGACCTAGCTAGGTTAACCGTTAACAGTACCGGAAACGTTACGATTGCCGCGCCATCGAGCGGCACGGCGCTAACACTCAATGCTTTCGCCGGTGCATTGTGTATGCAATTAAATGGTTCCGGTGGCGGCGCTTATATGAATGCATCGGGAAGTACCGGCAGTCAATTGGCGGTGTGGGATTCATCTAACGCCGCTGGCGGGTACATTCAAATAACCGCGAGCAGTGTAGCAACTAATTATTTTGGCAGCGCGAAAGCACTTATAAGCGGTTCGCTTAGTGTTAATGACGCGGCGATTCGCGCGGCGGGCTCGATAATCTTGGGCGTTAATGGCGGCACCCCTGCCATAACTCTTACCGCATCTGGGGGATTTGCATTTGGCGCTGCTGGCGGCTCGCCAGTAGTCACCGGATGGGGCGCGCCCACGGGCTTTAGCCAAATCGCAAATTTTCCAGGCGCGACGGCGACGCTTGTTCAATGCTCGCAAGTGATCGCGCGAATTATTGCTGATTTGAAAAACTTCGGCTTCTACGCCGTTTAAATGCCGCTCAACGGTCAATGGTTCGTCGCGAGTCAAATCACGGCGGATGGAAAGTATTTTCCTTTTGGTGGGCCGCAGTGGACCGCAGACGGTGGCGTGCCGAGCGCTTACCCATCAATACCTATGCCCAACTTCGTGGGCTTGGATTTCTATACCGCTAGCACGATGTGCTTTGCAAATGGCTTTGTGCCGGAAGTTTTCGGCTATCGGAAAATTCCGACTATCGCAGCGGGCACGGTGCTTACGCAATCCGCGCCCGCGCAAGCCGTCTTATCTGGTTTGGTGTCGCCACCTAACACGGTGGTTGGCATGACCATCGCCGCGAATCCTTTTTTACTTTCCGTAACTCAAGATGAGACGGCTTAAATGGCAACGACTGCGCTAGACATTATTACCGGCGCGCTACTGAATATAAATTCTTATTCGCCGGGCGAAGCGCTAGACCCCGCCGACACGCAAACCGGTTTAAATGTTTTGAATGATTTAATTGATTCACTCGCGAACGATGAATGTTTCATGTACACGCAACTTGAAACAATCTTTCAATGGATCGGCGGGCAATTTCAATACACCGTAGGCAACCCGGTGGGCGGCACGTTCTTAGGCACCATCACGGGCGGCAGTAATATTATTACCGGTATCGCGCCGTTACCCGCGAACATGATTATTGGCGGCACGCTCACCGACTTAGGCGCAGTGATTCCAAGCGGCACCAATATAGCGCCAGTGCCCACCACGATAATATCCATTGGCGTTAACACCGTCACCATGTCGGCGCCCGCGAGCGCAACGCCCGCGATTAACCCCGACACCGTAACGTATACCGTGCCGGGCAATATCGTCATAGGCTCAACGCCGGGCCGCCCGCTGCGCTTTCGTGATGGCTTCACGCGTGCCACCGCAAGCGGCAACGCAAATCTAGACTACGCGTTTGAAATGATTAGCTTCGACCGCTACAAAGAAGAGCTACTCAAAAACGTGCAAGGGCCATGGCCCTATGTTGCGAGCTATCAACCGACTTTCCCTTATGGCACGTTGTACGTATACCCGGCGCCAAGCGCGAACTACACCGCGCACATTTTCACCGATATTATTATCAATCAATGGGCGTCATCGACTACCGCGTATAACTTGCCGCAAGGCTACGCGCGCGCCTTAAAGAAAATGCTAGCCCTTGAGCTTGCGCCGAACTACGGCAAGACGCCTAGCCCGTTACTCATCACGCAAGCCAAAGAAGCCAAAGACTTGATACGCGGCACGAATGATACGCCGGTTGTAACGCTGCGCTTCGATAGCGCCATAGCGCGCGCACAAACCCATGATGCCGGGTGGATCATTCACGGCGGATTCCTATAAGCGATGTACACCGGGCAAGATTTCGGCTTCGTGGGTCAATCCTATGAAGCGCCCATGGTATTGCAGGATGCGCAGCGGCTTATCAATTGGTATGTAGAGAAGGACCCCAACCCCAACGCTAAAGAGCAATTAGCGTTGCTCGGTTGCCCGGGGCTCTTCGCGGTAATAGCGACCATACCCGGGCAAGTGCGCGGGCTTTGGGTACTGCCCGGCGCGCAAAAAGCGCTAGTCGTAACCGGGGCAACGGTTTGGGTTGCAACTATTACGGTGCCCGCCACCGCTACTAGCTTGCCGCAATTCGGCGCGGTGCAAGTCGGCACGCTGCTAACCAATTCCGGCCCCGTGACTATTCGCGATAACGGCGTTATCTCAAACGGGCTTGGCGGCTATGCCGTGATAGTCGATGGGCAATTCGGCTATTACTACTTGCTTAGCGGCGTGACCTACGTCAATTCGTTTCCCGGTAGCTTAACGCTTGGGTCACCCGTGATTACTTTCCCCGGCGCACTTCCGGCCGGGCTCATTATCTCGCCCGGCGCCACGCTAACCGATACGGGCGGCGTGATACCAGCGGGCACAACGTTGGCATCCGTTGACACTATTGGCTTAACGGCAACGATGAGCGCTAACGCCATCGGCAACGCCTTTACCGATACCGTTAATTTAAACGTTGCACCCTTCGGGCAAATCACCGACCCGGGGTTTCTCGGCGCGCAGCGCGTGGCGTTTATCGAAGGTTGGCTAATCTTCAATCAACCGAACACGCGCACGTTTTACACCACGGGCCCAACGCCGTACCAAATTTTATTCCCGGGTTTGTTCTTCGCGCTTAAAGATTCAAGCACGGATAATTTAGTAACGCTCTTCGAGAACAACCGCGAGCTATGGCTAATAGGCGAGCGTACTAGCGAAGTATGGTTTAACGCGGGCGGCGCAAACTTCGCCTTTCAACGCATCCCGGGTATCGGGCCGCAGATCGGCTGCGCGGCGGTTAACTCCATTTCGCGCGTCGGCGCCGAATTGTGTTGGTTAGCGCGCAATGAACAGGGCCAAAACGTCGTGGTGATGACTTCGCAATATTCTTTCGAGCGCATTAGCACGCATGCAGTCGAAACGGCGATAGCCAATTATCCGGTAGTTAATGACGCAATAGGATTCGGCTACGAAGAGGCGGGCCATTTGTTCTTTGTGCTTGTGTTTCCTACCGCCGATGTTACTTGGTGCTTCGATGCTACGGCGGGCGTATGGCATCAACGCGCGAGCTTTCAAACTAGCACCGGGCAATTTCACCGCTTCCGGGGGAATTGCTTTATGGATTTCGGCGATGAGCGCTTAGTTGGCGATTATCAAACCGGGCAAGTACACCGTATGAGCCGCGACTACTACAGCGACAACGGCGCGCCGTTGGTATGCGTGCGCCGCACGCCGCATGTATGGAGCAAGGCAAACCGGGAGCGCGTCTTTTTCGCACAACTGCAAATTGAATTTACGCCCGGTGTCGGCTTGCAAACGGGGCAAGGCTCTAACCCGCAACTCATGCTTAGGTGGTCGGACGACGGCGGCTTTACGTGGAGTAACCAACATTGGACGACAATCGGCAAGGCGGGACAAACTAAAAACCGCGCGATATACCGGCAACTCGGACGCGCGCGGGATCGCGTATGGGAAGCGACCTTTAGCGACCCCGTGCCGCGCGACATTATCGGCGCGACGTTGTACGCGGAAGCGAGCTAATGGCGCAATACCGCACGGTACCGACGTATACCAGCGCATGGACGCCGGGCAATAAAAATGATTCGACTTGGTATCGATACTTTCAAGCGGCCGAACAAGGCGAAGCGCCGAGCGCCGAAATTCCGCTAAAGCCCGGGCCATCGCCGTTTATTTATACGGCACCGAAAAAAGGTTTCATGGTGGTTTCGGGCGGCACGGTTACGGCGATAGCCATAGCGCGTACTAGCCCGACCTATTACGCGACCGGCGAAACGGCGGGCGTGTTCCCGATGGCGCAAAACGATTTGCTACGCGTCACCTATACCGGCATTCCGGTCATGACGTTTTTCCCTACGTAAATGGACGATTGGCAAACCTACGAATTGCTGCAAGACATTTGCGGCGAGCTTAGGCAATTAAATAAACAAATGAGTGACTTACTTTGTTTGCAGAAATTGCAAGGTGTACGCAATGGAATTAATTCCCCGTTGGGATCAATACCCGACCCTAACCTTTCGCGAACGGGTGGCATTTCTAACAACGGAATTTCTAAAGCTTCCGCAGATTGACTGCCCGGTCATGCACATTTTCGAAGACGGCTTCTATATCCGCGAAATGAACATACCAGCGGGCACGCTCTTTCTAGGGCGCGCACATGTTCGCGGCCATCGTTGCGAACTTGTTAGCGGCTCGGTAATTCAAATGCTACCCGATGGTACGAAACGCGAAGTTCACGCCCCTTTCGCCGTTCATACAACCCCGGGGTTTCATATGGTTATCTATGCCTTAACCGATGTGATCGGGCGCACCATTCATTCTAACCACGGCGAAGAGCGGGACACCGATTTACTAGAAGCCGGAATATTCGAGCCGCTTAGCAGTCTATTAGCGCTCGGCGATGAAATCGCACAACGGCTTTTGCCTAGCGATGTAGCCGCATGACTGGCGTTGCAACCGCAGTAGTCGGCGCAGTCGGCGCCGTTGCGACCGCTGGCGCCGCGATGTACGGCGCGAACAAACAAGCGAGCGCCGCAGAGAATGCGCAGAACATTGCGCAAAGCCAGTACCAGCAAAACAAAGCGCTCGAAGCGCCCTACAACGCCGAAGGTCAGGCGGCGATGGGGCAGCTTAATAACTTGCTTGGCATCGGCGACCCTAGCGCGGGCAAGAATGCCGGGGGTGCGTTTGGTTCGCTTAATGCGCCGTTCACGACAGACACCTTTAAAACCATGTCGCCCGCGTATCAATTCCAAATGCAGCAAGGGCGCCAAGGCGTACTCAATCAAGAAACCGGCACGGGCGCGCTATCGGGCGCCGCGCTCAAAGACCTAACAAGCTTTAACCAGAATTACGCCAACACCGCATTTAATAACGCGTTTAATCAATATCAAACGCAGCAATCAAACACCTATAGCCGTTTGTCTAACTTGGTGAACTTGGGTCAATCGGCGGCGAGCGGCACGGCGCAAAGCGGTACCACGCTAGCGGGTACCGCCGCGCAAGCGGCGCAGAATGTTGGTACCGCGCAAGCGGGCGGCGCAGTCGGCGCGGCCAATGCGTTGAGCGGCGGCGCCACCAATGCCGCGCTATGGGCCAACTATGGCGGCGGGGGCATGGGCGGCGTTAACGGCGTTGGCGCGGGCACGTTTGGCGCAAACGTATCGCCATACGAAAGTAACGCACTAGAACAAGGGGCGCTAACGGCAACTGCGCCGACGTTCCCATAATGGCCGATTTAGGCGGAATTTCCCCGGTAGGGTTGCAAGCGCAAAGCCCCGATACTTTCGGCACGCTTAATACTATTTTGGGCATTCAAGGTAAGCGCCAGCAACTACAAATTCAGGCGCAAGACCTACAGCAAAAGCAAGTCGCCACCGATACGCAGCAAGGCGTATCGAATTTCTTTAGCGGCTTTAATCCGCTCGATTACGTGGCGCCCGATGGCACAACGGATATGGACAAGGTACACCGAAGCGCCGCATATAATAGTGCGTCGGCAGTGTCGCGCCCCGCCATCGATGAGCAATTGCAAAAGATTACAGCGGGGCAAATAAAAAATAAATCCGACATGATGACGCTAGGCAATCAAGGCCTAGCAACGATGGGTAGCGCCGTTGGGAAGCTCGCGCAAGATGAAGACGTGCAAGCGGGAAATGAAAAGGGCCGCAATAAAGTTGACCAAACGCTATCGGATTTAGAGACGCAATTCCCGGGCGCGAGAAATCAAATTGATTTAATGCGCACGCACGTTAAGCAATTGCAGCTAGATAAACGTCCCGACGATTTAAAGAAATCGGTATTTCAAGCACAACTCGCCGGGCAAGACGCACAAAACCAACTCGCAATAACTAAACCGGGCGGCGCGACCATCGTAGATGAAAACGGCCAAACGCAAGTAGTCAATGTAAATCCGTATGCGGCGGGGGGTGCCGCAAGCGTAGGGCAAAACGTTGGCGCGCCGATGAAAACCGGTGTAGCGCCACAACTGACAACCGCGCCGAGCGGCGCGCCGGGGCGCGTCGTTGGTGGTTCATTCGTACCCTTGACGCAACCGGGTGGCGGCGGCAATGTCCCTTCGCCGCCAGCGAATAAATTACAACCATATAAGCGGCCCGCCGACATAGCGCCAAAATCCGAGCAAGAGCGCTATACAAACACAATGCAGCAATCGGCCGACCACGTTAACGGGGTAAGTGCGGCGGCGAATGATACGCAAAATGGCGTGGCGGCAACGCGCTTTAGAAACGATAAGATTTTAGGTCTTACCGCTTCGGGCGCGGCAACCGGCCCGGGCAAAGAAACTTGGAACCATATAGCGTCTTGGTTCCCGGGCGAATCGGGCACCGCATACCAAAAAATCGGCCATTACCTTGCGCAGAATAGCGCGGCTATCGCTGGCAAAATGGGCGTGCCCAATACCAACATGGGCGCGGAAACCGCAGCGGCGAGCGCGGGCAACGTCGCACAAAATCCCGGCGCGATTGCCGAAATAACGCGAGTGAATGACGCGCTTAATAGTGGCTTGGATTTGTATAACAAAGGGCTCGCGCGTGTTTCAAGTAATGGCGCGGACCCTTCCAAGGTTCCCGCCTTCCGCCAAGCCTTCGGGCAAAACTTTGACGTTAACGTGATGCGCTATGACGATGCCTTGCGCCGCGCCGATATTGACCCGAAGGGATCGAAGGCCGAAATAGATAGAATTAAAAGCGAAGTCGGCGCCGAAGGGCTCAAGGCTTTGGGAGCGAAGCGCAAAATTCTGCATAGCCTTGCCGATACCGGCGATATGCCGTAATGGCCGACCCGGCACAAGCCTTTTTAGATAGCGGCGGCGACAGTGCGCACCCGTTAAGCTCAGAAGCGGCGGCGGCCAATGATCCGAGTGTATCGAGCGACCCGGCGCAAGCGTATTTAGAAACGGGCGGCGATTCGACGCACCCGCTTAAAGCTAAGCCGAAAGAAAAAGATACTTCTAGCATTTTTGACATTGGCGGCGGCTTTACGCGGCTAGGTCACAAGGCTTTAGATATCGCGGGCGGCGTAGCGCACGGCGCCGGTACGCTTGTCGACGTGGCGCGCAATGATGTTAGAGCGTTTCAAAATAAACCCACGCTTGACTATGGCGGCCCCGATAGCGCGGCGGCGGCTATGTCCGCGCCATTCCAACATGCGCCCGACAAGCCGTTACCTAATTCGTTTACGCCAGTCGAATACGCTAGCAGCCTTGTACGCGGCGGAATTAACGCGGTAGGCAATACTGCGCCGGTACAAGCGGCACTCAATACGCCAGCGGGCCAAACCCTGACGCAAGACGTGGTGAAGCCCGCCGCCGATATTGGGCAAGCGGCGCTTACCGTGGCGGGTGGCGTTGGGCTCGCGCGTGGCGCCTTGTCGCTAGCTCGCCCGCGCTTGGGTCCAAGCGGCGCACCAATCGCGGAACCGGCACCAACTGCCGCCGCCCCGCCCGGGGAGTTAGGTATTCAAACCGAGCGCGCCGAAGCGGCCGGGACTACTGGGAATTTAACGCCAGAGCAACAACAAGCCCGCCTAGACCTTGCCAAGCGCGTAGGCATCAAAGAAGTACGTAAAAGCGCCGTCGAAGGCGACGCGCAAGCGGCGGCGGATGATTACGACGCAACCAAGTACACGGGCGACCCAATCGGGGAACGCATGAGCGGCGTTATCAAAGGCGAGCGCGCCGCGATGATTAAGCACGGCGAGGGCATCGTAGAAGATTCGGGCGGCACGCCTGGACTAGATCAAACGACAAACAAGGCAACCGGCAAAACCATTGCGCAACCGTTTGACGATTTGCAGCAACATATCGCCGACACTAAAAAAGCAATGTACACCGCCGCGACCGAAAAGTTAGGCGAGCATGGGCCGATAGATACGGCGCCAATCGATGCCGCGCTAGAAGATCGCACGCTAAAAAATAGCTTAATGGCCCAAGGCAAGGGCACGTTTTTAGATAGCGTCAAAGATCAATTGGCAGCCTTCAAAGAAAATAACGGCGGCGTGTTGACGCCAGTCACGGCGGAAAGGTTTCGCCAGTTCGTTAATACGCTTTGGTCGACCGATAAAAACGCAGTCGGGCACATTACCGGCGCGATTGACGAAGCGGTAGGCAAAGCCGTTGGGGAGGATGCGTATGCGCCAGCGCGCGCAATGCATGGGCTTGGCAAAGACTTGCTAGAGAATCCCGACGGCGTGCGCGAGCTATTTGAGCGTGACCCGAAAACGAAAATTAATCGCGCAACGTCTTACGAAGATATCCCCGACAAGCTCACTAACCTAGACAGCGACCAATTTAATAACGTGATGGACACGTTAGATAAGATGCCCGAAGAGCTTCAACCACAAGCGCAAGCGGCGAAGGATGCCATCCGCGCGCATATGAGTAACCGACTACTCGAAGCCGGAAGCAAAACCGCCACGCAATGGAATAAGGCGGGCGTCAATAAAGAGCTAGGCGCGAATAGCGCTAACTTTGAGCGAGCCTTCGCCGAGCGGCCCGACTTAGGCGACCGAATTAAAGACATGCGCGACGCGGGCGAAATGCTGCGCTTCAATTCCGCTTATCGCGGCGCGCATGCGCAAGCCTCTAACATGATTCGCGAAGGTATCGGGCTTGGTGTTCAAGGCGGCGGCGCCGCTATTGGTGGCACGGTTGGCACCATGTTGGGCGGCCCGGGAATACCGACCGCAGCGGGTGCGATGGCAGGCAAGGCGGCCGGTTCCCGGGTAATGGGCTCAGTTAACGCGCGAGCCGCGCGAGCGGCGGCAGAAAAGCGCGTTGTAAAAATACCATAGCGACATTAAAAGCCCTTCGAGTATGTAGGCAATGCTAAACGCTAGCCAGAAACTACCTAGCATTACGAAGAGAACCAGAAACAACGCGGCGGCAAGCCAATAGTTACCGCCGATTAAAAGCTCAAATTTCATATTTATTTCTCCTTAACCCATCCGTGCGCTTCCATGCACGAACCAAAATAAACGGGCGTCGTTTGGGTTTGCTGTAAGCACGTCCATTTGTCGCGCGAGAAATCATCATGAGTCAACGATTCATGCCCTTCGCCGGGCTCCCAAAACTTGGGCGTGGGTTTTGTCGCTGGCGCCGTCGCCGTGGTGGTGGGCGTCATTGTTTCGCACCCGGTAATTAGAAGTATCAAGGCAAAAAGAAAGACTCGCATTTAATGCACTCCATGTGATTAAGGAAAAAAACGGCCCGATTATAGCCATTTAACACCATGACAACCGCCTTTCTTTCGCCAAGTGCCAAATTCGTCGCATTTGCGAACGGCGGCGCGCCCCTAGTAGGGGGGCAGCTTTTCACCTACAGCGCTGGCACGTCGACCCCGGTAGCGACATACACCGATAACACGGGCGGCACGCCAAACAGTAACCCCGTGGTGTTGAATTCTCGCGGCGAAGCTAACGTATGGCTTTTGCCAAACGTCGGCTACAAATTCACGCTAGAAGATGCGGCCGGTAACATTATTTGGACAGTCGACCAAGTATTTAATTCGCAACTGCTAACGCTCTTCGGTGGCGTCGATACCGGCGCCGCCAATGCCTATGTCTTGAATTTCGCAACGCCGTTCACTTCCTACGCGAATGGCGAAGTCATTTATTTTATTCCGAGCTTCACCAATTCCGGCCCATCAACCTTAAACGTTAACGGGCTTGGGCCGATTCCGATTGTAAATATCAACGGCACGCCGTTGGGCGCCGGGCAAATTACATTCGGCCAAACAACCCAAGTCATGTATTACAACGGGAATTTCCAACTGCTAAGCATTGGAAGTTTCACGGGCGTAACGATTGGGACATTCGGACAAGAGACGCCGATAGCATCGGCCGCGACTACCGACCTAGGCACCGCCGCTGCGCACGTTGTGCAAATCACCGGCACGACAACTATAACTAGCTTCGGCAATTCCGCGAGCATTACCGCGCCCATCTATCACGTCCGCTTTACCGGTTCGCTAACCCTTACCTACAACGCGACGAGTCTTAATTTACCCGGCGCGGCTAGCATTATCACGCAACCCGGGGATGCGCTCTTAGCGCAGTACTTAGGTAACGGAAATTGGAAAGTTAATTTCTACCAAAGCACTACGGGCAGCGTTTCCACGTCGAAGGTAAAGCCCGGCGACACGGTGCGCATAAGTACGTCAACACTAACGCCCGACCCCGACCTACAAACCCCGACGCTAACCATTGGCCGCTATGTCTATGAACTTTATTTGCTCTTCGACTCGGTAGTAGCGGGCGCGGGTTTCAAGTTCACCAACGACGGCACGGCGGTTGACTCGCGCGGGCAAAGCCCCGCCGTGGGCTTAGGTTTTGTGAATGGCGTTGCCTATGGTCCGAACGGGCAAAGCTTTTACGCAACCGTGGTGCCTTTTGCCGCCATATCGACAACCGCTTACAGCAACGAAGCCTTTTTCAAAGGCTCGCTACTCGTCGGCAGCGCTGGCACGTTTGGTGTTTCGTGGGCGCAAAACACGCTAACCGCGAGTAATACCACGCTGCGCGCCGGTAGCTATTTGCTCATGACGTTGGTTAGCACCGGCACATCATCGACCACTATCACGCGCATTTATACGACGGTTGGCAGCTTCGTTGAAACGGTGCCGATAGGCTTTAACACGCTCACGCTCGAAGTTTGGGGCGGTTCGGGCGGCGGTGGATTCCAAAGCGGCGGCACCAATGGCGGCGGCGGCGGCGGGTCGGGCGCTTATTGCTTGTCTAGTTACTCGGTAACCGGGCAAGGCGGCAATACCTTGAACTTTACCGTCGGCGCCGCTGGCGTCGCGGGCGGCACCAACGGCGGCGCGTCGAGCGCATCTAGCGGCACGATGGCAATAACCACGATGAACGCGCCGGGCGGCATTGTCGGCGGTAACGCAAGCCCGGGCATAGGTGGCACGGGCGGCCCGGGCGGCTCGCCCGCCACGGGCGGCACCGTCACCAATACCAACGGCAATAGCGGCGCTACTCCGGGCGGCGTGATAGGCGGCGCGGGCGGGCTCGGCATACCCGGCATTAATGATGGGGGTTTCAATGGCGGCGCCGGGCAAGGCGTCGCGGGCGTGCATAACGGTTTTACTGGAATCGTTGTTTTTAGTTACTCCGTATGAGCGTACAGCTAGCACCATCGCCAGTCTTTCGCGCAGTCGCGAATGACGGCACCGCGTTAGTTGGCGGGCAACTCTTTACCTATGTTGCGGGCACCACGACGCCGCAAGCAACGTACATCGATGTTACGCAAACGACGCCGAACACCAACCCCATAATTTTAAATTCGCGCGGTGAAGCCAATGTATGGCTAGTGCAAAGTCAAACGTACAAGTTTGTCTTGCAAGATGCGCTAGGGAATCTCATTTGGTCGGTGGATCAAATCGCGGGCAACAATTTGCCCTTCGGCATCACGGTATCGGCGGCGGGCAATGTCACCATAGGCCCCCCGACTAGCGGCCTTGCCTTGACGGTTAACGCCGCCTCTGGGCAGCAAGGCATACTAATTAATGCGGATACAACTAACGGCACGTCGGCGCTTCAATCGCACGTTGTAGCTAATGCCGTTGCTGGCGGCTTAGTACTGCAAAACCAAAGCTTAGGCACCGCCGCTGCAATCGTCATCGATATTCAAAACACGGCTACAACTTTTGTGCTCGGAATTAGCGGCGCTGGCTTTACGGGTACATTTGTTCCGGGCGGCCCTTCGGGACAATGCGCGGGCATAGTGACCAACGGACCGGTTCCGCTAGCTATCGGAACCAATGCAACTACCGCGCAAGTGATTAGCGCGGGCGGTAACGTGAGCATACTTGCGCCGCCTAGCGGCGTTGCTCTCACGGTTACGCAAAACGCCGGGAGCCCCGCGTTTGCTTGGACCAATGGCGCCGTTACGGCGAACCTTGGAATAGGCAACGCATTTTCGGTAGGGCAACTAGAAATTTTTTCCCTTGGCACCGCTCCATTAGGCCTTGGTCCGACTGGTAACGCTGCGTTAAATTTTTATACCAATTCAACCAATCGCCTCTCTATATCGGGCGCTGGCATATTGTCTTTCCTTGGCGGCGCCGGGCAAGGTCAATTAGCGGGATGGGGTACGCCCACCGGGTTTTCGGTGGTTCCTAATTTCCCCGGCGCCACCGCTACACTTTTGCAGACTTCTACCGCTGTCGCTGAAATAATCGCGTTTTGCAAAAACATAGGATTCTTTGCGGCTTAATTTGGAGCTTAAAAAATGCAGTTCGATTTCACCGACCAAGAAATGAATTTGATTCTAGCGGGCTTGTCCGAGCTACCCGTGAAAACATCGCTAACGCTCATTAATCAAATTATGGCGCGCTACCAAAAGCCGGTAACACTCGGTAATGGCGCCGTCATGGAGCAACCGAAAAATGATGCTAATCAAATCGCTAATTAAGGATTTTCTCTCATGGTGCGCCGTGGCTTTGGGCGCGCTAAGCGCTATCGCGCCGCATTGGTCGGGGCTCATGGAATTTCTAAAGTTAGACGGCAAGACAACCGAATATGAGGGCGTAGTGGTCGCGCTAGTCTTGCTTATCGTTCGCGCCTTCACGCTATCGAAACAGTTGCCGCCGCCTAAAATCTAGCGGTTACCCCAATCGGGCGAAACATAGTCCGGGTGTATCTTCTGATAGATTTCTTCCCGGTGTACTTCAAGAGTTTTCGGGGCCGCAATGCCGACCCGCACTTGATTGCCCCTCACGTCAAGAATCGTTACCGTTACCGTGTCGCCGATCATTAGCGACTCGCCTACCCGCCTTGTAAGAATCAACATAAGAAACGCGCCCCCCTGGCTTCAAAACTATTCCCCTGTAAGTGTACGCAAGGCCTGCAATACTAGTAGATGCATTTCGTTGAATTCTTTAATCACTCCGTTTTGTAAATCCGCATAGGCCGCCGCCTTCGCATGCTTCAAGAGCGCCACCGCATCGCGCATGCGCGTGGATAACACCGCCGTTGTTTCTTCGACTTGCTTCTTGCTGTCGCCGTAACTAATCCCGATACGCGCGCCGCCTCCATTCTTTTTTGGCTTTCCTTTGTTCGCTAACCCGCCTTTGCGCCCCGCCGCCGCTCGCCACGCATGTTGTTTATTCTTGTCGCTACTCCAATTGTAAACGTTCGAAATGTCGATACCTAAGCTGTCTGCTACTTCCTTCGCCGACTCGCCCGCCTTCAATCGTTTGAGCGCCGCCACCTTGTAGAGCGCCGTATAGGTTCCCCTCTTTACATCCTTTTTTTGGGTTGTCATTTTCGCCTTTTTTTGTTGCATCAATTCATTGCGCCGCGCCCATTCTTTTTTATAGTTTCGCCCGCCCTTGTGCTTCGCCGGGTCGCGCGTTTTGTGGTAGGGCTCGCGGCCTTCGCCAATCATTCGGCGCCACGCCGAAAGAATGCTTGGGCGTACGTCTAGCTCGCGGCCTAGATCGGCGCTGTTAATCTCGCCCGACATGAGCCGCGCAACGGCTTCTTTTTTGTAGGCATCCGAATAAACCTTATTACCCGATGGCCCGACGATAAAGCCCGTTTCCGGTTTATCTACGTCCATGCCCTTACCGCGTACCCATTGCCTAACGTGCGTCGGGTGTACGCCTAGCTCTTCGCCTACGGCGCGCGCGGTTTCCCCGCCCTTAATGCGCTCTACAACTTTTAATTTAAAGGCATGTGTATAGGCGTGCTTACCGGCTCGCGTTAGCGTCACGCCTTCGGGTAGTTGTTGGGGGGCGTTTTCTGCCATATGCAACCCTCATTGTTTTGTTGTCACGTTTCTCTTTCCTAAATGCCGCTAAGTCTTGGTCGGCTTTCCGGTCTTCAAAGTTGGTGATTCGAAATAAGCTTTTTTCGCGCTTATAGCGTGCATCGATTAGCTCGGCGGGCGTCTTCTTATCCCAGTAGTACATTGATTGGCGGCATTTCTGACAGTATTTTTTTCGGCCATGTACGGGCAAAGATTCCGGGCAGCGGAAGGTCGGGCATTTCATCCTTAAACCCCTTTAGGTGTGTATACACACAAGAGAGCTTAACTCCATGCCCTTTGTGCTGCCAAGCATAAAAAGAATATACATGATTGTTTTAAATGTTCGCGCATGGTTTAGAACTGCTACCAGAACTGCTACCAGGCACGTCTAAGTGATTGATAATAAAGGGCAAAAAACTGGCATTGATAATGAATAATTATAACAGTATTATATGAATCAAGCCCTTACGGGGCAATTGGTAACAGTTGGTAGCAGTTGGAAACACCTAGAAACATAGGGAAACAGCATGTCGAGTAAACCCAACTGTTACCAACTGCTACCAGCTTTTGAAGTCGATTATTATTCATCACAAGGAGTGCAATTCCATGGCAACCACAGTTAAGCGCGGTAAAGTTTACCGCACCTCAATCCGCTTATCCGGCATGTCACAACCGGTCACCATGACCCACGCCACCAAGGCGGAAGGGAAAGTATGGGGCATGCAAGAAGAGAAGCGCCTACGCGGGCGCTTGAAGCTCTCCGGGTTATCCTTCGGCGATGTGATCCGCGCCTATATCGTGAGCAAATGCAAAGACCCCGCCAAGGCGCGCAACGCCACGCAACTGCGCCGCTTTGCAACCGAGTTTGATCGCACCGCCATTAAGGACATGACGTGCAAATGGTGGGAAGAAACCGCGCTAGCCTGGCCGAATCTTACCCCCTTTAGCCGCATGACCTACATGCAACGCTTACGCATGGTCATGAAATGGGCGAAGAATGGCCCGGATAAAGTGCAGTTCGATTGGGATGCGGTTAAAGAAGCCACCGGGTACTTGCTCGCCAATAAGGACATTACCACCAAGGCACGCAAGCGCGAGCGGCGCGCATCGGATAACGAACTGGCGCGCTTAAAGGCTTGCTCGAATAACACCAAGTATCCTATCGGGGATGTCATCGAATTCGGCGTGCTTACGGGTTTGCGTATCGGGGAAATCTGCAAATTAAAATGGGCGGATTTCTACCAAACCAAGCGCGGCCCGATGATTACCGTACATGACCGGAAAGACCCGCATAACCAGGACGGCAACGATGGGGAAATTCCCTTGCTCGGCAACGCCGCCGCCATCGTGCAACGCCAGCCGAAAGGCGATGCGCGTATCTTCCCCTTCGACCCCAATGCCTTTGGTAACGCGTATCGCGCCGTGCGCCATCGTGCGGGCATCAAAAATTTGCGCGTCCATGACTTGCGCCATGAAGCGATAACGCGCCTGTTCGAGCAAGGCTACTCAATCGAAGAGGTATCGGACATTTCCGGGCACAAGGATTGGGAAACCTTGAAGCACTATCGCATCGGTGATTCATCGCGCTTGCATGATGGGCCGATTGCCAACATGCTCGCGGCGCAAGGCCGCAAGCGCGTCGCTTAAGGGCTCTAGGCGGCGGCGCTCTTCTTGCGCCGCCGCCCCTTGCGCCCATCCGGGCGCGGCGGCTCTTCCAGCTTCTTTAATCCCTTCGCCCGTTGTTCCCTAAAATAATTGTCAATGACGTCTTTATCGACCACGATAAAGCGCCCAAGGCGGTACGTCATCACCGGGAAACGCTCTTCCAGCACGGCATTTTTCGCACTCCCATAGGTCATGCCGAACATGTCGCACGCCACGCTCAAGGGTAACCAGGGGTAGGTATCGTAATTCGGCAACGCGCGTTTGCGATTTCCCATATTTAATAAATCCTAATTTTTTGCTCATCATCGGGCGTCACGGTGACGACTTGGCGCGTTGCCGTGTTGTTGCCGCGCCTAAACCAGTTCCACCCCTTAACAATCATGCGCACGCGGATTGATTGCGAATACTTCGCGACCTTCTCGGAATCCTTCATAAAGGCCGCGCGCAAAATATATTCGCCATCGGACCGGGTGAGCCCTTCCCCGGTGTAGAAGCGGCGCATAAAGTTTTCGGCTTGCTCTTGGTTTTTGCGCTGGAACATTTCATAAACGGCGGTACCGGGCCCAAGGGATAGCGGGCGCGCTTCGACCGGGTAGCTTGCCAACGTTTCCGCGCATTGCAGAAGCGACCTATGTTGACTTACGTATTCAATAACATCCGTGTTGCTTAGCTTTAAGTTGGCGTGAATTTGTCCGCGCTCTAGCCGGTTACACCATTGCACCGCCGTAGCGGCGGCTTTGACTATGTAGTTAGGAACGTCTTTGAAGTACAAGCAAAGCGCATCGGCGCCCGTGCGCACGGCGCCGGTATCAATCGTTTTAAAGGCGTCGGGCGTGATGCCATAAACAACCATCGATTTTATCGGCTTGCCCGCTTCGATGATGGCAAAGAGGCGGTGTTGGCCGTCCAAGATTTGCTCATCATCCGCAATCACGATGGCTTGCCCGTTTATCTGCCAATTGCCGTTAGTGATTTCGCTTGCTAAAAATTCTATGTGCCGCTTGCGAAGCGGGCGGTTATTTTTATTGCAGCGAAGCCACGCGGTAGCGTCTTGCGGGGTAATGGTCATTACTTCCGCCACTATGTTTTGGTCGGTGCCGTAAATTTTCGCCGGGTTGGGGAATTTTATTATCTTCGGGTTTCCCATGCCGTTTACCTTTTGTGTTGCCATTTTAAAAGGGTATGTCGTCATCAAAATCTAAGGGCGGCGTTACCGATTCTTGCGGGCGCGACGCGCGGACGCCTTTTACCCTAAAGCGCACGTTAGAAAAAAGGTCGGGGTATTGGGATTTGGCTAGCCAAACATCCATCCAATATTCAACGTGATTTATTTCGCAAGTACCGGTGTAATCGGCGCGCGTTGGGATGCCTTTTTTATCGTTCACGAACAACACGCCGCGCATGTTGTTATCCCATTCTTTGTTAGCCATAGGCACCGTCCATAATTAAGCAGTAATGCGCTTCTACTTCGCTTAAGAATTTTTTTGCTTCCGCTTCATACTCATCCAGGCGGGCGTTAAAGCGCTCCACGCGCACGCGTAACAGTTGCTTGTGCGGCGGCATCCGGTCATCGAATGAAATTAGATCGCAAAACGCTGCGCCGCTAATCCATAAGTTGTGCCGCACTTGCGCGTCATACTCGGCGGCAAGTGCCGAAGGGTCCGCAAGGTACGTCAAGTGCGTTGCCATCTTCGGGCATTTCAATTCAACGATGCCGGAAAAGTCGCCTATGTCCCCATCAAGCGAGCAACCCGCCATGATTTCGTTATGCTGCAAAAAACCAGTCTTGCGCACTAGCTCGCCGGTTTGCGCTTCGTAGGCGGCGAAGGCTTGCGGCTCAATCACCACGCCCCGTTCCATGTCGCGGGTAAAAAATAAATTCTCTTGCGCTTCCCCGGCGATGCGCTCGCTTAC